GGGGCGGGCCGATCATGCTGATAAGCACCGCGCACCAGCTCGACCTGGCTGTTGAAATCTTTGAAGCCCTGGCACCAATCCTTGACAAGGAGTTCGGCGCCAAAGTCAAGTGGAGCTATGGACGCAACGAAGTGATCATGCCTGACGGCACCCGGTGGCTGGTGCAAGCCGCGACTCCCAAGGCATTTCACGGACTGTCCCCGACGTATGTAATTGCCGACGAGGTATGGGCGATCAGCCGCGACGTGCTGCTCAATGGTGCCCTGCCTTCACAGCGCGTAATGAAGTCGCCGCTCCTGTCGTGCTGGTCAACCGCCGGCACTGAGGATTCATTGGCCATGCTGCAGATGCGCGAAGAAGGGCTTCGGGCAATCGACGAGGGCCGCACCACAAAGCTCTACATGGCCGAATGGTCTGTCCCGCCTGGTGTCGATCCGATGACTTCACCCGAGCTGTGGAAAATGGCCAACCCTGCCCTGGGCTACACGCTCGAGCCTGACGTGCTGGCAGACGAAGCCGAGCAAGTGGACAAGGCCGCGTTCCTGCGGGCATCGCTCAACGTGTGGATCAGCTCAGAGCGGTCGTGGCTGCCCCCCGGGCTGTTCGACTCGCTCAAGGTGGAGGATATTCCCTCCGGCGGCGTGGTGGCCGTTGATTCCTCAATCGACGAATCGCTCTACTGCGGTGTAAGGGCTCAGCGCTTAGGCGACGACACCATTGGAGTCACCGTGGAGTTTCTGGCCGACTCGCTGGCGGGCTGCTGGTCTGCCGTTGAGTCTGCAGCTGCGAATTGCGACCACATCGCACTTACTCCCAGCCTGTTTGAGATTGCGCCGCCAGCGCTTGCCCGCAAGAAGGTGCAGGTTGGTTACGCCGAGCTCGCAACGCACACCGGGACGATCAAGCAGCTGATCACAGAGGGCAGGATCGTTCACACTGGCGAGCAGATGCTTGCCGAGCATGTGGACCGCGCCGTTGGCGTCAAGACCCAGCGGGGCTATGCCCTCTCATCTCAGCGCAGCTCTGGCCCGATCACACTTGCCAGGTGCATGATCTTTGCGGCTGCCTTGATTGCAAAGCCTACGTCCAGGGCCAAGCCTGCCATCGCATTCGGCAGGTAACATAAGCGCCGCCTGTGGGGGGCAGTCGGTTCCCCCGCTGCCCCTCATGGGTATCAGATCGTATCTTTATGCCGCTGCCCTTGTAATTACATAAGACGCGGAGGACGATTCACCTATGGAGCTCTTTAAGAAGGTGAAGGCGACGCCTGCTTTCGCTTCTGCGCCCGTCGCGGCGGCTGCTGGGGCTCCACAGGGCGGAAGTTTCCTCGGGTACAGTGTGGGTGCCCTTGAGGAAGCGGCCCTCAGCGTCCCCACGGTGGCCAGAGCAATCTCCCTGCTCTCCACCGTGGCGGCGACGCTGAACATCAAGAGCTACACCCTGCAATGGACCGGGCAGGAGTACGAAAAGCTCTATGTCGAGGGCGAGTCGTGGATGAATCGTCCCGACCCAAAGACCACGCGCAACTTCATCATGGCCAAGACCGCCCGGGATCTGATCCTTTACGGGCGCGCCTTTTGGCTGGTCACCAGCCGTTACTCAACTGGGTACCCCGCCACCTTCCAGTGGCTGCCGGCCAACCTGTGTGACACGCCAGACAACGCGCCGCCGGAATGGTTCGGGCCTGCCGAGAAGGTCAACTTCAACGGCATCCCGCTCGACGTGGCCCAGCTGGTGCAGTTTCACAGCGGGTCCCAGGGCATCATTTACCAAGGGCGCCGCGCAATTCAGATTGCGCTGAGGCTTGATCAGTCGGCAGAGCGCTTCGCCACCAACGAGATTGCCGCCGGCTACCTGCAGCAGAAGGGCGGCGAGCCGATGAGCGGCGACGAGCTCGCTGAGATGGCCGCAGCATGGGCAGCCAACAGGCGCACGAACGCCATTGGCGCGCTGAACGAGCTGGTGAGTTTTGAGTCCTTCGACGTTGACCCGTCGAAGCTGCAACTCGTCGAAGGCCGGGAGTACCAAACGAAGGAATTGTCCAGGCTCATGGATATTCCAGCGTACCTCCTGGCGATCGATCAGTCGGGCATGACGTACGCCAACGCGCAGCAAGCCCGGCAGGATCTGATCTTGTTCGGCGCTCGGCCCATCCTGCACGCGATCCAAGAGCGCCTGAGCATGGATGACATCCTTCCCCGGGGCAGGCACGTTGAGTTCGCCCTGGACGAGTACCTGGACGAGTTCAACGATGTCGAAGAAATGCCGGCGGAAGTCCGGCCAGTCGAGGAAATCGAGGTTGAGCGTGATTCGCTTTGACGCTGATGCCAGTCTGATCACCGCTGAGGCTGGTGACGCCGAGCGCCCGGCCCGCATCGCGGGCATCGCTGTGCCGTGGGACACGGTGGCGACTGTCTCCGATGGCCAGCAGGTGCGGTTCTCGCGTGGGGCATTCGACACCGCGCAGAAGCCCGCGAAGCTGATCGAGAATCACGACTTGACGCAGCTGCGCGGCGTGGTCAACGCCCTTCAGGACACTGATGAGGGCTTGGAGTTCGAAGCCACCCTCGCAGACACTAGGGCAAGCCGCGACGCCGTGGCGCTGCTCAAGGCTGGCGCTTACGACTCTGTGAGCGTGGGAGCCCAGCCCACCAAGTTCACGACCGACGCCGAAGGCGTTATGACCGTCACTGAGGCGTCATTGGTCGAGCTTTCTCTGGTCGCCGTCCCGGCGTTCAGCGAAGCCGTGATCACCAAGGTTGCGGCAACCGAGCCTACGGAAACCGTGGAGCTCGAGCAGGAGCAGGAGCAGGACACCGACAACACCGAGCAGGAGTCAGAGGAAATGGCAGATGCCGAGAAGGCCGAGCCCGTCGCGGCAGAGGCCACCATCCCCACCAACCCCATCATTTTCGCCCAGAAGCCTGAGCTTCCGAGCGCGGTCGAGTACCTGAGCGCGTTCCTGAAGGGCGGCGCCGACTTCGACCGGATGCAGACTCGCCTTCGCGCAGCTGCCCCGGACGTGGTGACTAACGACGTCCCGGGCATCCTGCCCACGCCGATTCTCGGCCCGGTCTACAACAACTTCATCGGCAACCGTCCGGTGGTTGACGCCATTGGCGCGAGGGCCATGCCCGGCGGCGGCAAGGTGTTCATCCGTCCTGAGGTCACGACCCACACGAGCATGGGCATCCAGACCAACCAGAACGAGAACCTGACTCAGGGCACGCTGGTCGTGACTGACAACCAGGTCACCAAGAACACCTACGGCGGCTTCGTGCAGCTGAGCGAGCAGGCTGTCGACTTCACCGACCCGGCCATCCTGACCGTGCTGCTTGACGACATGGCCCGGATCTACGCCAACCAGACCGACGACGTGGCCGCTGACGCTCTCGCGTCCGGTATCACCGTCACCAGGCCGTTCGAAGCGGACGACGTTCTCAAGCCTGCCGTGTGGGCCGCGTGGATCGCCGGCGCCGCCCGGACGATTCTGAGCTCGGCCAACGGCAACCTGCCGACTCACATTTTCCTCAACCCTGAGAGCTGGGGTTGGCTGGTGCAGCTCAGCGACGACAGCAAGCGTCCGCTGTTCCCGCAGGTGGGTCCCATGAATGCCTTCGGCAACCTGGGCGTCACTGAGGCTGTGGGTAACGCCTTCGGGCTGTCCGTGGTCGTCGACCGCAACTTCCCCGCTGACTTCATGGCAATCGGAGACGCTTCCGGCTTCGAGATCTACGAGCAGCAGAAGGGCGCGATTCAGGCGAGCAACCCGGCCGAGCTGAGCACGACGCTCGCCTTCCGGGGGTACTTCGCAACCCTGATGATCGACTCGTCCAAGTTCGTCAAGATGGCGCTGGTCTAGTAAGCCGCTTACCTGACTGACTGCCCATGCCCGTTTACGCCATCACCCATCGCCAGGTCACGGACAACTATCTAGTCGTCCAGACCCTTGAGGGGACCGACGTTGGCATCGGGCAGTCAGTCACGGTGGCTGGGCTGGGAGCGACGCTGAACGGCACCTACACGGTGCTGGACGTTCCCACGCTTCGTTACGTTGGCGTTGATGATGAGGGCGATTGGATCTTCGATCCTGAAGAAATCATCCTCAATCAGCTGCTCATGGCCAAGACGCACGCCGACGTTGCGCGTGGGCCTGTGTCGGGGACGCTCACGTCAACGCCGGTCTGCACATGGATCGCCGACGCTGATGTCGTGGCATGGCTTGGCATCGCTTCTGCGACTTCCAATGACACGGCTTTCATCACCAGCTGCGTCAGCGCTGCCAACGCCTACGCCTACCGCCGCCGGCGGGAAGCCGGGTATTTCGACAGCCTGACCACGGTGCCTGGTGGTGACGTGAAGCTGGGGACCGTCATGTTTGCCGGAAGCCTGTACCGGGAACGCGGCAGCGTCGATTCATTCGCGTCCTTTGAGCAGATGGGCAACCCGGTCCCGTTCGGATCGAGCGGCCAGATCAACCGTTTGCTGGGCGTCAACCGCTCGCAGGTTGCATGACCGCTTCAGGCATCTTCTCAGCGGCTCAGGCCGAGCTCGTGGGATCGCTGCAGGCTCTCGGCCTTCCGGTGATCACTGACGTTCGCAACGCCCGCCCCATTTCGGTGCTGGTGGAGCCACCTACCTTTACCTGTTTCAACAGCAACGTTGCTGACATTGAAATCGGAGTGAAGATCCTCGCCGCTCCCCCGGGCAACCAGGACGCGGCCGACTACCTCATCACCACCGCTGACACCATCATGGACAGCGAAATCAGCCTCATCCGAGGAATCCCCGGGGTCATGTTGATTGGTGGGCAAGAGGTTCCCACCTATGACCTCACCGTTCGTGTCTCTACTCAAAGGAGTTAGCCGGTTATGGCTACGACGACCTATCTTTCACAGCCGGGCGTTCTGACCGTGGACGGCATCGACCTCCGCGACCAGGCATCGGCGGTTTCCCTGACTCTGGGTGCCAACCCGCTTACCAGCACCGCGTTCGGTGACACTGGCGAGCGCATGGTGGCTGGCCTGCAGACCGTGGAAGGCACCCTTACGCTGTATTGCGACTACGGCAGCAACTCCGTGGAGACCACCATTTCCCTGGCTGTTGGCGACGGCACCACCACCATCGTGGTCAAGAAGGACGACGCGGCTGTCTCGGGGTCTAACCCTGAGTGGACCATCAGCAACACCATGATCGCCAACATGCCGATCACCTACACCGTGGGCGAGCTGCAGGTCATGGAGGTTTCCTTCAGCGGGGGTACTTGGTCCCGCGACGTAACTCCGTAAAGAACACTTAGGGGGAACAGATGGCTGAGCAGACAGCAGTAAACGGGAACATTGCTTTCACGACCGATGCGGGTTCCTATGTGGTGGACATTGCTTCGATCAAGAACACCGTGGCGTTCGAGCGCCATTTCAACGTGTCGGCCCAGGTGCTGCAGATGGCACCCCGGCTGGAATACATCGCTTTCCTCGCATGGACCGCCGGCAGATCAGCTGGGCTGCCTGTGGCCGACACGTTCGACGGGTTCTTGGACGAAGTGCGGGACCTCGAGGTCATCGACACCGATGAGAAGGCAGATGCAAACCCTACGGACGGGGGACAGTAAGCCGGGCGCTTGCCGTAGTCCTGGCACAAACCGGCTTCTGGCCCCCTGACGTAACCTTCACCATGAAAGACCTGAACACGGTCTTGGAAGTCCTGAGAGAAAGCAGCCGCTGATGCCAGCGACCATCAAGACAGAAGTGGTGGGGGTCAAGGACACAATCAAGGCGCTGCGAAAGGTTGATCCCGAGTTCCGCAAGGAGTTCAACCGGGCAGCCAAGGCTGTGGTTGCTCCGATGGTGGCTGAGGCCAAGGGTTTGTATCCCCAGCTGCCGCTGTCGGGAATGCGCCGGGCATGGACTCCAAAG